TGCGCGGCGCGGACCTGAGCGGCGCGGACCTGCGCGGCGCGGACCTGCGCGGCGCGGACCTGAGCGGCGCGGACCTGCGCGGCGCGGACCTGGGCTGCGCGACAGGTAATCTGAAACAGGTCAAATCGATCCACACCGAACGCTGGATCGTGACGTACACCGACGACACGATGTTCATCGGCTGCCAAACTCACCCACTTACGGACTGGTGGGGTTTTGACGACCGCACGATCAACGCGATGGACGTGGGCGCGCTGAAGTGGTGGCGCAAATGGAAGCCGATCCTGCAGGCCATTATCGAAGCGCCGCCGGCCGAGCCGACGAAAACCAAAACCGAAGCAACGACATGACCAAACGCATCAAGGGCGCCGGCAAGCACGGCCGCCCGACCTACAACCAATCGGCCAAGATCATCGCCAAGTTCGGTGGGGAAGCCGCGCTCGCCCAGGCTATCGGCATCAGTCGCATCACCGCCTACAGGTGGGGATACGCGAGCCCTTATGGCACGAACGGCATCATCCCGGGGCCGATGGTTGACCGCATCGAAAAAGCCGCGCGTCTACACGGCGTGCTTCTGACTCCGGCGGACTGGCTGCCGGAGAAGACCAACTACGAAGAGAGGGAGGTGGTGTGACCATCTTCGAAACCATCGCGGCCTGCACCGCCCTCGTAATCGTTGCTGCTGGGCTCATTGGCGCACTGTTGGCCAAGCTGGGCGACGATTTTCACGACGATTTTCCCGACGATTTTCCCGACGATTTTCCCGACGATTTTCCCGACGATTTGGACTGACCGCCATGGACCGCCGCATCGTGAACGCCACTGCTGCGCCTGCCATCCTGCGCGCGTTGCTGCAAAAACAGCGCGCCACCACGTCGCAGCTCAACGAAATCCTGCAATACGACATGCCGCGGATTCTGCGCGCGCGGCTTCTCAAGCTGGTGGAAAAGGGCTTGGTGCGCCGGGAGCGCAATCTGGCACCCGGCAAGACGCGCTGTAGCCGCAGTAACCCGGACATCTGGAGCATCCCCAACGTTGCCCGCGTGCACGAGTGGTTGGCCGAGTACGACCAGGCCACCACAGGCGACACGACGTTTGGCGACAACCCATTCGAGCCACTGCAAGCCATCTTCGGCGGGGCAGCGCGCGTTCTCAACCATCTACCCGGCCGCCAGCACGCGCTTGGCGTCGGTGTGACTGAACTATGACCCTCATCATCGGAATCGACCCCGGCGTATCGGGCGCTTGGGCGGCAATGACAGAAGACTGCTCGATGGTCAACGATATGCCGACGCTAGCGGCAAAGCGCGGCAAAACAGCGCTCGACGTCGATGGCCAAATGCTTGGCGACGTGTTGCGCAAGTATCGCGGCTACGCCTCCGCAGCCTACGTCGAACAAGTCCAATCCCGCCCACGCCAGGCGGGTCAATTCGCCTTCGGCATGAACTACGGCCGCGTGCTCGGTGTTCTGGAAGCGCTCGGCATCCCGATCGTTCACGTGCCGGCGTCGAAATGGAAGCCGGCAATGGGTCTGCGCGGCCAGGATAAAGCCACCAGCGTCGCCCTGGCTGCGCAACTCTTTCCCCATCTCAAAGATCAGCTGTACGGCCCACGCGGCGCGCCTTTGGATGGTCGAGCCGAAGCCCTGCTGATCGCCTATTACGGGAGCAAGCAATGCAACTGAGTGAAAAACGAATCATGGAATTGGCCCGCTCGATTGCTGGAAACGAGCCATGGTCTATCGGCTGCGTGAAATTTGCTCGCCTGTTGGAAGAAGAAATCCTCCGCGCGCAGGCTGAGGCGAGGCCGGTGGCCGAACTCAAGGGCGGCGTGCAGAACAGAGCAGCGCCGGGGCTAGACATCAAGGCAGCAGCAGGCCGCTTGATGGGATGGCGTCTACCGGATGACTTCAGCCCAGACTGTTTCGTTGTGTTTGATCGCGTCAAGGCCAAGTTCAACAATAGCTGGCCAGTTGGAACGAATCTGCTCACGACGATCCAAGCGGAGGAGATGCTTCGATATGCATTTGCAGACCAACTCCCCCGCGCCAGCGCCGCGACTGTGGCCGAGCCGGGGGCGGGGGAGTGGAAGATGTGGGTTGACGCCTGGATGGGCCGCCAAGATATCGCGATGCGCATCGAGGCATACGACGAACTCATCGCTGCCCAGTCCGGCCAGCGGGCTGGCGTGGCGGAGGGGTGGAAGTTGGTGCCGCTTGAGCCTACCCCACAGATGCTGGAGCAGATCAAGTTCCTGGACGACATCACCGACCGAGCCATGACAGCGCGATACAAAGCCATGCTCGCCGCCGCCCCCACGCAGCAGGGGGGCGAGCAACCATGAAACTCCTACCCTTACTAGCGCTCCTGCTCATCACCGCATGCGGTGGCGGCGAGGACGACGCGCCTCAAACCCTGCAACCCCCTGAACGCGGCGTCTGCGCGACGACCGTGCCCATTCCACCTGACTGCAACCTGACGAAGAAATGATCCGCGACCCGAATACCGTTACCTCGATCCCTATGCCGACGCCCGATACGATCGACGCCACCCTCAACGAACGCGGCCAGCGCTATGGCAAGTTCACCGGCCACGCGGAAATCACGCAAAGCATGAAATGCGTGATGGCTACGTTCAAGCACGGCGAACCGTGGGAAGCGCTCACGCCCGACCAACGCGAAGCACTCGAAATGATCGCGCACAAGATCGGCCGCGTCCTGAATGGCGACCCCAACTACGCCGACAGTTGGGTCGATATCGCCGGCTACGCGAAGCTGGTGGCGGATCGGTTGGAGGGGGTGGAACGTTGATCGTTCCGCTCGAAACACCATTCCCGTACCAGCAGGTCGGCGCGCATTTCCTGAGCAACCACCGCCAGGCGCTGTTGGCCGACGAGATGGGGCTGGGCAAGAGCTGCCAAGCGGTGGTTGGCGCAGACATCATCGGCGCCAACAACATCCTGGTGCTCTGCCCAGCGGCGGTGCGCATCAACTGGGAGCGCGAGTTCACCCGGTTCAGCCCGCTCGATCGGCCGTGCACGGTGCTGCTGACCGGCAAGGATCGCGTGCCAACGTCAGGCGTGGTGGTGTGCAGCTACGACCTGTTGGCCAACGAGAAGACGCGCGAGCAGCTTAAGCGAATCCGTTGGTGCCTGTTGGTGCTGGACGAAGCGCACGCGCTCAAAGAGCGCAGCGCCAAACGCACGAAGGCGGTCTACGGCCATCGCTCGAATGCGCCGGGCCTGATGGTCAACGCCGTGCGCACGTGGCGCCTGACCGGGACACCCGCGCCTAACAACGCGAGCGAGCTTTATACCCATCTCAAGTCGGCCGGTCTAATCGAGATGCCGTACTGGGACTTTGTGTTCCGCTACTGCGATGGGTTCGACAACGGGTTCGGCTTCAAAATCACCGGCCACAAAAACGTGGACGAACTGAAACAACTGCTGGGGCGCTTCATGCTCCGGCGCAAGAAGGAAGAGGTCATGACTGAACTACCGCCCATCACATTCCAGGAAGTCACCGTCGAGCGCACGTCGGTGGACCTGCTTCCATTCACCGAGCAGCTGCGCGGCAAGACCACCGAGCAATTCATGGCCGAATTGAAGCTGGCCGACAGTACGCTCAAGGCTGCGTTCCTCGCCATCAAGGACAGCAAGACGCCGTTCCAGGATCGGCTCAAGGTGCTGGAGTCGATGGCCAACGGCAACATGACGACGCTGCGGCGCTACCTTGGCCTGGCCAAGCTGACTCGCATCGGCGACATCCTGGAGGAAGAATTGGCGACCGGCGCCGTGCAGAAGATTGTCATCTTCGGCATCCACAAAGACGCCATCGAAGGCTGCCGCAAGCGCTTCGCCAAGTACGGCGCGGTCACGCTTTATGGCGGCACGCCCGGCGAGAAACGCCAGGCCAACATCGACCGCTTTCAGAAAGACCCGAAGTGCCGCGTGTTCATCGGCAACATCCAGGCCGCTGGCACCGGCATCACGCTGACCGCCGCGCATGAGGTAGCGTTCATCGAAGCCGACTGGGTGCCCGCCAACAACGCGCAGGCGGCGATGCGATGCCACCGCATTGGTCAGGACAAACCTGTGCGCGTGCGATTTTTCTCCTGCGCCGGCAGCGTGGACGAAGAGGTCATGGATACCCTGCGCCGCAAGACGCGAGAACTGGCCAAACTCGACTGAAAAGTTTGGTCTTTTTGTTGTGAAAATCGTAACCCGTAGCTATACTCCCAACACCCTACTGGAGAACCAAATGGAACTGAAATTCAATCTGGACACGATGTCGTCGTCGCAACTCGGCTGGCTGATCGACTCGCTCGATGCCTACCGCGCGCGACGCGACGGCTTCACCCAACACGCCCAGCCGGAGGTGGCGCAAAACACCGGCAGCTCGGAGCCCGCGCCTCCTTTCACGGGTGATCCGGCCGGCCAACCGGAAAGCGCAGCGGAGGATTCGCCTCCCACATCCTCCGCTGCGCCGGCCGTTACCGAGCAGAAGCGCGGCCGCCCGCGCAAAGAAACCGCTCAAGAATCGACGGCACCTGCCGTTGAAGAACAGGCCCCGGCCGAGCCTGCAAAAGAATCGGCCCAACCCATCACGCTCGACGATCTGCGCGCCGCGCTCCAGGTGTTCACTGCCAAGAATGGTATCGAAGCCGGCATGCCGCTGCTCGCCCAGTACAACGCCCGCCGGATCAGCGAAATGGCAGAACAGCCGGAAGACGCCAAGGCCGCGTTCATCAAGGAGTGCCAAGCGTGAATCTCCCCGCCCACAGCAAGATCGGTGCTTCATCGATGAAGCGCTGGGCGGCGTGCCCGGGCAGCGTCAAGCTGTCCGAGGGCATCGAGTCGCGCTCCAGCGTATTCGCCGAAGAAGGCACCAAGGCCCATGAGTTGGGCGAGAAGTGGTTGAAGGAAGGCGAAACCGCCATCGCAGGCTACCCGGTCGATATGGTCGAGCACGTCAGCGTGTACGTGGATGCCGTTATGGAGCGTGTCAATGGAAAATGAACTTCTCGTTGAGCAGCGTTTCCATCTGCACGAACTCCACAGCGATCTGTTCGGCACCAGCGACGCCATTGTGTGGCAGCCAAGCATCGAGCGCCTGTCGGTCATCGATTTGAAGTACGGCGCGGGCGTGCCGGTGGAAGTCGAGGACAACCCGCAGCTGCAGTACTACGCGCTCGGTGCGCTGTTGGCCAACAAGCAGTGGAAGCCGCGCGAAGTGGAGGTCGTGATCGTGCAGCCGCGGTGCCCGCACCCCGATGGTCCGGTGCGCGCGCAGGTGCTGCAGGTCGTTGATCTGCTCGATTTCGCCGCTGATCTGGTGGAAGCGGTGAAACGGACGGAAGAAGCGAGCGCCGCGTGCTTGTGCGCTGACTCAGGACCGCTGGAAGCCCAGTGGCAACGCATGTACCTGCACGCCGGCGACCACTGCCGCTTCTGCCCGGCCGCTGCTATCTGCCCCGCGCAGAAGAACAAGGCGCAGCAGTTGGCCAAACAGGCGTTCGCGCCCGGCCTGCCGTACGACGCGCAGCAGCTGGCCGAGACGCTCGAATGGCTACCGGTGCTCGAAGCGTGGATCAAGAACACGCGTGAGTTCGCCTACGCCGAAGCCGAGAAGGGCCACGACATCCCGCGCCACAAGCTGGTGGAGAAGCGCGCGACACGGAAGTGGCGCAGTGAATCCGATGCGGCGGCCGTGATTGTGCCGATCATCGGCGCCGACGCAGCGTTCGAGCACAAGCTGATGAGCCCGGCGGCGATGGAGAAGTGCTTGCCCAAGGATCAACGCAAAATCCTTGACGACCTGTGCGTCAAGGAAAGTTCCGGCCACACGCTGGTTCACGAGAGTGACAAGCGCGAGGCCATCAAAGAGGACGCCAAGTCGGCGTTCGCCAGCGCGTAGTACCCAACGGAGAAAATGGAAATCATGGCAGACAACATCATCACCCCGGAATTCCGCGGCGCGTTCGTGTCCGTGTTCAAGGCCAGCGGCATGAAGGGCCAGCCCGACAGCGCGAAGAAGTTCAGCGTGCGCGCGGTGTTCATGCCCAACGCCGACCTGGCCACGATGAAAGCGCAGGCACAGGCCGCCGCGCAGGAGAAGTGGGGCAGCAACGTGCCGAAGACCCTGCGCAGCCCGTTCCGCCGCAACGAAGAACTGGACAACCCGGTGGTGGGTGTGCCGGACGATGCCATCGTCATGACGTTCAGCGCCAACGAATACCGCCGGCCCGGCGTGGTGGACGCCAACCTGCAGGACATCATCGACGAAGCCGAGTGCTACAGCGGCGCGTGGTATCGCGCGCAGGTGCGGGCCTTCGCGTACGAGCAGAGCGGCAACAAGGGCGTGAGCTTCGGCCTGCAGAACCTGCAGAAGCTGCGCGACGGTGAACCCTTGGGCGGCCGTATCCCGGCCAGCAAGGCATTCGACGCGGCGCCGAGCGAAGGCGGTAGCAAGACGGCCGGCGGGATGTTCGACTGAGCCCGGTGTTGTGAAAATCGAAAGCGGCCCTTCGGGGTCGCTTTTTAAGGACCACGAGGGAGCGATGAGTAACGTACTCCGAACAACGATCGACCTGGGCAAGATTCTGATGCTCGCGCAGATTCCCTTCATCCCGTTCTACGTCGCCACGCTGTGGGCGATGCTCGCGCAATGACCATCCTGCACATCGACTTTGAAACCTACAGCGCCTGCGAACTGCGCGACCGCGGGTTGCACAACTACGCCACCGATTCGACTACTGGCGTGCACTGCATGGCGTTTGCGTTCGACGACGAACCGGTGCAGCTTGTCACGCAAGATGATCTACCCGCGCTGAAAGACTGGCGCAACGTTCCTCAATTGCATCGGGCGCTTAATCGCGTCTATGACGGCGGCATCGTCTACGCCCACAACGCAGCGTTCGAGTTGGCCATCTGGAACAACATCTGCGCGCCGCGTTACGGCTGGCCCGAACTGAAGCCCGAGCAGGTCCGCTGCACGATGGCCATGTGCTACGCCATGGGCTTGCCTGGCGCGCTGGAGAACGCCGCGCCAGCGCTCGGGCTCGCGCAGCGCAAAGACGCCGCCGGCAAGCGCGTGATGCTGCAGCTGGCGAAGCCGCGCGCGGAGGGCGGGTTCTGGGCCCCCGAAACCGCACCCGAGAAATTCGAGCAGCTGTACGCCTACTGCAAGCAGGACGTGGAAGTCGAGCGCGCGCTGCATCACCGCCTGATGGAGTTGTCGGACGACGAGCAACGTATCTGGCAGCTGGACTATCGGATCAACCAACGCGGTATCCGGGTCGATCTGGAATCGATCGACAAAGCCATCGCCCTGGTCGAGCAGGAAAAGCGCCGGTTGGACGAAGAGATGCTGCGCGTGACGGGCGGCGTGGTGGGCAAATGCACCGAAGTGCAGGTGCTGGTGAAATGGATTCGCACCCAAGGCGTGGAGATGAACGGCTTGGCCAAGGCCGATGTGCTCGACGCGCTGGCTGGCGACCTGCCACCGGCCGTCGAAGCGGCGCTGCGTCTGCGCAAGGAAGCCGCCAAGTCGTCCACCGCCAAGCTGGTGGCCATGAAGGAACGCGCGAGCGCTGATGGGCGTGTGCGCGGGACGAAGCAGTTTCACGGTGCCGCTACTGGGCGCTGGGCGGGGCGCGGTATGCAGACGGACAACTATCCACGGCCACGAGTTCACTCGCAAGATGACGCCGAACAAGTGCGCGCGGTAGAAAACATTGGCGATCTGTTGCGCGAGCAGCGTTACAACGAGCTGGACATGTTTTACGGCCCGTTGATGGATGCCATCGCGGATAGCCTGCGAGGCATGATCGTAGCCGAACCAGGCAACGACTTGGTTGCAGTGGATTTTTCCGCCATTGAAGCGCGCGTGCTTGCTTGGCTGGCGGGGCAAGAAGACGTGTTGGACGTGTTTAGAAAGGGGACCGACATTTATTGCCACGCGGCAAGCGGAATCTACCACCGCGTCGTCACGAAGAAGGACAAGGCCGAGCGCCAGATCGGCAAGGTGGCCGTGCTGGCGCTTGGCTATGGCGGCGGTGTGGGCGCGTTTCAGTCGATGGCCCGTGTCTACAACGTGAAGGTGCCGGATGCCGAAGCCGACGAAATCAAGAGCGCTTGGCGCGCGGTGCATCCGGCGATCGTCAGCTATTGGTACGACCTGGAGCGCGCGGCTATCCGCGCGCTGACCGATGGTGGCGTGCAGGCAGTTGGCCCACGGGGGCGCGAGGTCAAGTTCCGCAAGGCGGGTTCGTTCCTGTGGCTGCAGCTGCCGAGCAAACGCGTGCTCTGCTACCCGTATCCCGAACTGCGCATCGTCGACACGCCGTGGGGTGAGCAGAAAGAAGCGCTGACCTACATGACGGAACTGGACAGCACCACGCGCAAGAAGCTGGGCAACAAGGTGCTGCCAGACCCGAATGCCAACGGCAACTGGTGCCGCATCTCCACGTACGGCGGGTCGCTCGCGGAGAACGTGACGCAGGCTGTAGCCGCCGATCTGTTGCGTTACAGCATGGAAACTTTGGAGAGCGCCGGGTATCCTGTGGTGATGCACGTCCACGATGAGGCTGTTGTGGAAATCGCATCGTCATGCGACGATCGCACGCTCGAACGAATCGAAGAACTGATGGCGCAGACGCCCGCCTGGGCCGCTGGCCTTCCTGTGTCCGCTGAGGGGTGGCGAGGCCCCCGGTACCGCAAATGATTTTCAAGTGAGGGGAGCATGGCCGATATCATCGACCAAGCGCAGGAGCAAGCCGAACGCATCCTGCAGGCAGAATTGAGCGCGCAACGAGCCGCGGGCCCGGAAGCCACCGGCTACTGTCTCGCATGCGGCGAAGCCGTGGCGCGCGGCATGCGCTGGTGCAACGTGATGTGCCGGGACGACTATCAACGGATGGAAGCCGCGCGCCGCCGCAACGGGAATTGACATGAGCCGGTTGGAACACGCGCTCCGCTTGGCGGAGAGGGGGTTTTACGTCTTTCCAGTCGCCCCGGACGGCAAGCTGCCGGCCATCAAGGACTGGGTGAACAAGGCCACGCGGGAGCCCGAGCAGATCAGCAAGTGGTGGTCGAACCGGGACTACAACATTGGGATTTCCACAACGCGTTTTGGCGACGACAAGGCGCTGTGCGTGGTGGATGTGGACACGAAGGATGGCAAAGATGGAGAACGATCGCTGCTGCAGCTGGAGCTGCAGGGCCAGGAACTGCCTGTCACGCTGGAGCAGGCGACTCCTTCGGGGGGCCGGCACTTGGTCTATCTGGTTGATGCGCCGCTGCGCCAAGGGGTGGACGTGCTCGGAAACGGGCTCGACATCCGCAGCCGCGGCGGATTCATCCTGGGCCCTGGGAGCGAAATCGGCGGCCGCAAGTACGCGCAGATCAACGGCCACGGTGTTCTCGCGTCTGCTCCTGGCTGGCTTGTTGACCGTTTGGGCCATGCTCCTGAGCGTCGCCCTGCCGTTACTGATCCTCTTGCTGGCGTTGACGCTAGCCGTGCGCAGGCTCGCGCGCGCGATTGGCTGATGACCCACGCGCCGCTGGCGCGTCAAGGCGACGGCGGCGACATCACCACTTACAAGGTGGCGGCGCAGTTGAAGGACTTTGGGCTCACGGAAGAGGATGCGTTCGGGTTGATGCTCGACACGTGGAACGAAGCCAACGAGCCGCCATGGAGCGCCGATGAGTTGGCTGACAAGGTGGCGCACGCGTTCCGCTACGGCAAGGATCAGCCAGGCATCGCCGCGCCCGAAGCTGTGTTCGCTGCAGCCGAGCCGCCGGCGCCGGCCGAAGGCGACGAGCAGCATCCGCTCGACAAGGTGAACGGCGAATATGCGTTCATTTTGGCCGGCGGTTCTGGCGCCATCCTGTGGGAAACCACCGACCAGCAGGGCCAGTTCACTTTCCACCTGCTGAACAAGGAAACGTTCAAGGACAAGTTGGCCGCCAAGAAGCTGCAGGTGGGCGATAAGGTGCGGCCCCTTGCGCAGGCGTGGATGGAATGGGACGGCCGCCGCAGCTTCGACGGCATGACGTTCCTGCCGGGCAAGGACGCCGGATCGCGCTGGTACAACATGTGGCGCGGGTTCACGGTGCAGCCGGCGGCGGATGCGGCCCATCCGATGGTTGCGCGCTGGTGCGAACACCTGCTGCAGAACGTGTGCAACGGTGACGCGAAACTGGCCGACTGGTTGACCAGCTGGTTCGCGCAACTTATCCAGCGCCCGTGGGAGAAGCCGCTGGTGGCCGTGTGTTTCCGCGGCTCCAAAGGCACAGGCAAGAACGCGCTGGTCGAGCGCGTGGGCAAGCTGCTCGGCAGCCATTCCATCGTCACGTCGCGCCGGCGCTACCTCGTCTCCAACTTCACGATGCACCTGCAGAAGTGTCTGATGTTCGTGCTCGATGAGGCGTTCTGGTCTGGGGACAAGGAAGCCGAAGGCGTCGTCAAAGACCTGATTACCGGCGATCGTCACCTGATCGAGCCCAAGGGCAAGGAAACGTACGAGGTCAAAAACCTCACGCGCGTGGTGGTGATCGGCAACGAGAAATGGCTGGTGCCTGCCACTGAGGACGAACGTCGCTGGGCGGTGTTTGATATTGGCGAAGGGCGTAAGCAGGACCGCCGTTACTTTGAAGAGATGCGCGTTGGCTTGGACGACCAGGGCGGAAACGCCCACCTGCTGCGCTACCTGCTCGACTACAAGATCAGTCAGGACGTCAACCAAGCGCCCAAGACCAGCGCGCTGACGGACCAGAAGCACGCCAGCCTGGAGCCGGTGGAGCAGTGGTGGTTCGACTGCCTGTCGCAAGGCGAGATTGGCGGCGGAGACTTCGGCGCGCAATGGCCGGAGCTGGTACCCACCAACCGTATGCGAGACGCGTTCGAGCGCTGGGCGCGCCGGCGGAATATCCGCAGCCGCTTGCCAGCCGATAACGTGTTCGGCGCCACGCTCAAGAAGGTGGCGCCGTCCATGGTGTCCAAGAAGATTCGGCCCGATACGCCGGGCGACGCAACGCGCGGCTACGTGGTGCCGGCGCTAAAAGCCGCGCGCAAGGATTGGGAAAAATTCATCGACGGTTTGGTCGATTGGGAGAACGACGAATGAACCTGCTACCGAAAGAGGCAGCCGAGCGCTTGCGCGTCCACGACAAGACGTTGGCGCGCTGGCGCGTCACCGGCGAGGGGCCGCGCTATATCAAGCACGGGCGGAAAGTGCTGTATCCGGTCGTCGAGATTGAAGCGTGGGAGCGCGATCGGTTGCGCGTGAATACCGCCGAATGCTGATCGTCCAATGTGCGACCAGCGCTACTACCGTTGGTCGCCGCCAACACTATAACCCGTTGATTTTATTGGTGAGCGCGCTGGGGCTCGAACCCAGGACCCCGTGATTAAAAGTCAAATTTGACAAGGTAGCGCACGGTAGTCTACAGTATCCCTTGTAACGTTTTCAGTAACTTAACGGAGCGAGGGGTATGACTCAACAATCGACGACTGCGGCCAGTGTGCGACCAGGCTGGAGATACGGTAGGACTGGCCGCGTGGTTTGCCGCGGATGCGGCCGGGGTTATGGAAGCGACTTCGATGGGCTGTGTATCTTCTGCCGAGGCTGCACAGGGTGGGAGGCTAGACGCAAAGCGTTGTCTCCGGCCGGGAGGGCTTTTGCGGATGTCTGACCTGAACGAACGCTCCGCCAAAGCCGCCCAGCCCGGCGACGTGCTCCGAGACACCAGCGTGCGCGGCCTGCACCTGCGCTGCTTCTGCGAGCGCAAGTCCTTCTACCTCTACTACCGAACCAAGGCCGGCCAGGAGCGCAAGCCGAAGCTGGGCGACTACGGTTCCATCACACTCACGCAGGCGCGCAAGATCGCGCAGGAGCTGCTGGCACGCGTGGCGGTGGGCGGCGACCCGCAGGCCGAGCGCGAAGCGGCGCGCGCCGAGCGCACGCTGGCCGAGCTGTGGGGCGAGTACTGGAAGCGCCACGGCAGCAAGAAGAAATCCGCCGACGCCGATCAGGGGATTTGGGATCGGTATCTGCGGGACAAGCTGGGCTCGCGCAAGCTGTCGGCCATTGCCTACACCGACATCGCCGATCTGCACGAGGGCATGGCCGACAAACCGATCATGGCCAACCGCGTGCTGGCGCTGGCCAGCAAAATGTTTTCGTTCGCTCACAAGCCGCTGGAGTGGACGGATGGCCGCAACCCCGCCAAGGGCGTGCAGCGGTACCGGGAGACGAAGCGCAAGCGCTACATGCGAGCCGAGGAAGCCGCGCGCATCGCCGCGGCGTTGGCGGCCGAGAGCACGGAGAATCCGGCGTCGGTCGCCTTCATTTATCTGCTGATCCTGACCGGCGCGCGCAAGGGGGAAATCGCCAGCGCGAAGTGGTCGCAGCTGGACGGCGCAAAGCTGGTGCTGCAGGAGCACAAGACGGACGCTACCGGCCACGATCGCGTCATCCACCTGCCGCCGCAGGCGATGGCCGTCATCGATCGCCTGCCGCGCACCAGCGGTACCATCACAGGTATCCAGTCGCCGCAGGCGCTGTGGGAGAAGGTGCGCGTGACCGCCGGCTGCCCGGACCTGCGGCTGCACGATCTGCGCCACAGCTTCGCCAGCGCTGCCATCGCCGCCGGCATGACGCTGGCGCAGATCGGCGAACTGCTCGGCCACACGTCCACACAGACCACCGCGCGCTACGCGCACCTGGTAGAAGAAGCGGCAGCCAAGGCCGCCGCTGAAACTGCAAACCGGATCGGCTCGACGATGGGGCTCTAGGCGTCGCGCCCTCGTCGGTCGACCCAGCCGTACGTCACCACCAACAGCGTGGTGCTGGCCGCGGCCTGAAGGCCGGGGTATCCCGCGCAATCTGATGACGCGCAATATACTGCGGTCTGCAAAACTAAGCAATAGATCAAGCCGGCTCGAAGATCTGGTACGCAACTACACCAGAATCGGTAATAACGCTAGATGTAATGGTAAACGAAGTACCGGCAGTTCTAGCAGATACACGCAAAACTCCGGTTGAATTATTGTCCTGAGCTGTGAGGAAAATACGGCTGTTCGCGGTCACAGATGTATTGCTTACCACTGCGACACCAGAACTGAGCGTAGCCACACCCTGTTTTGCGTTTGCCCCCTCCACAACACGATAACCAGCGCCCACTGCAGTGACTGAGACTGAACCATTAAACTGGCCCTGGGTACCGTTGTAGTCAGCCGGGAGGCCGGATAGCAGCTTTCCAGCGATGGCGTAGTTGCCGCTGTTGTCGAGTTGCTCTACCACCGTCGAGCCGATAGTGAGTTTTCGCATGCTCTCTCCTTACGCTAGCTCAGCACGCGACACGATGGCAGACCATTTCGTGCCAACTGCTGAATCAACACGTTGTTTGACCGTGATATTGAGCGCAGCACCGGTGCTGGCATTTATGCTCAGCGACACATCTACCGCATTGGCGCCAGCGCCGAGACCTGGATCCACATAAGAAAAGTCGACAGATTGCGCAACGATTACTGCCGGCGTGCCAGCAGCCAGTACTGCAGGAGCCTGCACTACCGCTGTGAGCGTCCACCATCCTCCGCGAATGTTGCCACCGCGTGCTTCTACGCGGATTTGATACGTCGTCATCGAACCGGCCGTCACCGGAATGTCAGTGGTGACGCCATCGACATGGTTTGGTAGGAGATGGGTGGATTGGTCCGAGAAGTATGCCCCCATGTATATGCGGTCGTCTTGGATCAGAGGATTGGTGCCAACCGACGAATCCCGATAGGCCCAGTTGACTGAGTTTCCAGCCATTACCGAACGCGCCTTATATCCACCCATAAGCGCGGAATAGGCATTGGAAGAATTGACAGTGCCAGTGTTTCCCAGGGCAATGCTGTTGTCTGACGACACCTTGTTGCCTTGGCCGATAGCGAGCGCGTTTGCGCCGCTTACGGTATGCCCACGGCCGAGCGCCACAGAAGCGGTTCCTGAAACTGTTTGACTCTGCCCAGAGGCGACGCCATAAGTTGCAGTGACCTTGCAGCGTTCCCCTGCGAGAACGGCAGCAGTGGTCCCAGAGACTTTGCTATACAGCCCCCCCAGAATCACTGAACCATTACCCGCGCCACTACGTATCTCGTTGCCCGTTCCACCCAGAATTGAGCTATAGGCGATATTGCCGGTGATGTAGTGTGCTGACCCACCGAAAATCATGGTATGGCCTGGCGTTCCATCTTGATCATCGATGTGCGAGTGCGCGCTTGATACAATATGGTTCATCAGGCCAGACTGGATGCTGTTGTCATAGCCGCCATGGATCGATCCATAGCTAGGTGCTTGACCACCAGTGGCGATAGCTGCGTATGGATCTTCCGCTCGGATATACTCGCCGCTATTCAGGGCCGTACCCAGCGTGATGGCCACAGCGCCACCACTGATAGCGCCGGTCCATTGCGTGCCTGTCGGCCCACTGGCAACATAAGTCAGCACTGCCACGGTGCCATCAGAAATCTTGCGCGTCAACTTCAGATCAGACACACTCCCGCTAACGGGAAGCGTATTGAACGTATAAGAACTGCCGGCGCCAAGGAAATATTGGGTGGCTTTGGTGTAGCCGATCAGTTGCGTATCCAATCCATCGCCGCCGCCTGTGATCGTGACAGAAGACGTGGTTGGAAGGATCGATGCAAACGCGGTGTTGGGCGCTACATTGTTTGCGCCAGCCGCCTGCACAAAAATAAGGGCGCTCTGATGATCTTGCAGCGCCGTGATCTGCGCGGCGGTGACGCCCTCAACCGTCATCCCTGCGGGTACTTGTTGTGTCATACGCCCCCCTATTTAGCGGCGGTCAATGAGTCGTAGGCGCGCTCGCAGGCTGTTCCGGCGACGCGGGCGGAGTCAGCATAAGCCGCCAAGTCTCCCGCTCGGCGGTCAGCGCGCGTGAGCACGTTGGCAAGCACATCGAGGGGATCGCCGGCTGCCGCGCCTGCGCTGGCAACGGCGGAATTGCGGGATGCTCGGGCGGCAGCGACAAGTTGGGCGACTCGTGCGCGCAGCCCATCAGCAGCAGTGTTGGCAGCAGCAGCGTCAGCGCGCGCTGCGTCAGCTTGTTTCGTGGCGTCATTGGCAATCTCCGCTTGAGCCTGGGCGCGTCGTTGTTCTTCCGCACGCGCCGCTTCCACATCGGCCAGGCGCTTCGCCTCAGCCGCTTCTTTTGCAGCGTCGAATTGCTTCTGCACGGCCGCTGCGCCCGCTTCGTACCCTTGCTTGTAGACGTGGTGGTGCAGGCCAATCGCGCCCATCACCAGCCCGAACACCACGGCAGCGATGCCGCCGAGTTTGATCCAGTCGAACGTCATGGCGTATCTCCAAGGCACGCGGCGCGTGCGGCGCGCCGGCGCTCCGCGATGCCGCGGCATTTGTTGGCCGGGTTGAAACAGTCCTTCGTGCCGCCGGCGACGAACCGCCATTGCAGGAACGCGTCGCACGCCGCCGGAAAATCCTTGGCGATGTACAGCCGACGCAGCGTCGAGCGCTCGTAGTTCTTGGGCCCGGCGTTGTAGGCGAAGTCCACCACGGCCACCTTCTGGCCATCGGTCAGGCTGTCAAACCCCGGCGTCATATCGCGCACGCGGGTGGCGTAGTCGGCCAGGCTGTCGGCCAGCATCTGCTTGCACTCAGGCAGCGTGTACCGGCGCATCTGCACGTTCGTCTCGCCGTAGCACACGGTCGCCAAGCCGTTGGCCAGGTGGTCGCTGTACGGCGTGAGCGACACGCCCTCGCGTGGCGCAGTGAACGCCACCAGCGCGGCCGCGGCGCTCGCGCCCATCACGGCCGCCAGCGACTTCTTCTTACGATCGAGGGCCATGCTTCGGCTCCTGCTTGATGATGCGCGCAACGCAATTGGCTGCGAAAAGCACAACGGTCAGAACCGCCAGATGCCGCGCCGGTAGCATGTCGCGCAGCTGGTCATAGAACATCACATACGCGCTGCCGATCGCCGCGCCTGCGGCGTTCACGCGCTGGCTGTATAGCCGGTGGCACGTTTTCCAGTCTTCGATCAATTTCATTTCTGCCCCACGTTCATGAGACGTTCGAGAATTGTCACGCGCGTGATTAGGTCGTAAAAACTCTGGTACTGCGTGGACGCCCAGCCTATGACGCCAAGGCACGCCAACAGGCCAGTGCCTACCAACTTCCACAGCCAGCCCTGATGCTTCACGTCCGTCTGCAGCTTGGCGATCTGGTCTTTGGTGTCGTCCGCAATCAGAGACAGGCGGGACGCTTTGCTGTCCACATGGCTGATCTTCTCTTGCATGGTCGCCATCACGATCAGCGCTGATTGCACTGCGCTGATCTGACCCTTCATTTCTTTCAGGTCATCGAGAGCATTGCCGACGCGCTCCGTCAGAACCTGGATAGCGGCATCAGTTGCCATCGGTTCGCTCACTGGTTGACCCCGTTTCATGTTTTTGTCATGGAGCGTTTGCTACGCCCCTTGGAACACCGTAAGTAAGAAGAAAGCGGGATCGGTGACCGCCAAAGCAGAATTGAGAAAGATAACGCTAAAGGAAGTCGCGGTTAAACCGGTGATGCTGAAATAGCATCCTTGGCTTCCAGACGTTACATTCACCATCGGCGTGCCAGCGCTACGCGCAAGAGTGACGTTGTAAGTTCCAGTGCCGCTTCGGACTATGGAAGCAATCCCGGAGTTACTAGACATCGCGCCGGTAGAACCCGTTACGTATGCTTGCGCCACGAGCTGCCCCATATCCCCCAGCCGAACGTCTTTCACCGGGTCGTAGCCAGGGGTTTCTGAGGAATCGGTATATACATTCCCTTCGTCATAGACGGTGAAAGAATTGTAATTAGCCCCGCGAATTAGGTTGACGTATCTACGTCCAGAATTTGCCGCGTACGACCCGGCTCGAAGGAACCCGTTTCCTCTGAAATGCAGCTTGAATGGCGATGTATTTGCTGCCAACGAAGAAGCATCGACCGCCACGTTATTTGTTACGAACTGCACGCTATCTATTCGATTGAAAGTATTCCCGTCGAAGATGGCCGTGCCCGTGCCGGCGACTGAGACGTACACATCCGCCGATCCTGCGTTGTGCTCAAAGTAAGACCCACGAACGATCAGCGACGCCGCGCCGTTGATACCGTTATTACTGAATGCAATACCGGTAGCTCCAGCTTGAACATTACCGCTGTTGTCTAAGCCGTTGGCTTCCGCTGTGCAAGCGTCGAACGTTACAGTCACGCCGTTTTGGATGACGCATCCGTTCTGGTAATTGCTATTGAAATAGCAGGCGCTAAACAACAGCGCGTTCGGGTAAGTGTTTGTGCCAAACCGGGCGACCACCCCATCGCTATTGTAGTTAAATACGCAGTTGTCGAATTTGCACGAATTGATATCTGTGCAAGCAAGCCCAGTCGTCATGCGAAACACGTTGACGTCTCGGACAACAGCGTTCACGGCGGAAACGATCTTTATGCCAACCCCGTTGCTGGTGACGCTTGCTTGGTCGGTGTGCTGTACTCGAAAGCCCTCCAATACAAGCCGATCAAAATAGTTTCCGGTGAACGTGAACAGCGTCGGGCCGGCGCTTCCAGAATAGATGAAAACCGTATTCCCAGGCCCGTCGCCAATCAGTTGCAAGCGCTTGCCGCCAGTGTTCAAGGACGTACCGTTGTTAAGCGTAGCGCTTACCCCGGCAGTCATTACGTAGACACCGGACGTAGCTCGCAACGTTTTGCCGTTCGTTGCCGCCCAACTCAAAGCCGCTTGAATGGCGGCGGTGTCATCCGTCACGCCGTCCCCTTTTGCGCCAAAATCATACAGAGTCGCCATGTCTCGCAGACGTGTTTGAACGTCTCGGGTAACGGCCCCTGTTGCGCCTAAGCCAAAGGACAGCTTTGTTGCTTGAATGGCTGCAGCAGGATCGACGTTTGCATCTTTTACGGCGTTGGCCGCTAGAGCGGCATTTCCGACAGCACCCGCTGCGAGATTTGTCGATGTAACCTGCCCAACGCCAAGCGACCCGATAGGCAGCGCCTGCGTGTAACGCACCAAAATGTTGTTCGTACCGGACGGGGGCGCCGTCGTGAACGTCAGCGTCGTGCCCGCCGTCCACGTGTAGTCGATGCCCGGACGCTGCGTGACACCGCTGATGGATACGTCCAGGTTATTGATGCCGCCGGGGTTAGCCGACAGGTTGAAGTTGACGGTCGCGCCGTTGCCGCTGAACAAATCGCCTTTGGCGTTGCCATACGTCACCGACGTGGCGATCGTGGTCGGGTCCACGTTTTGCAGCGCATTGGCTGCCTGGTTCCAGCCGATCAGGTTGTTTGCTGCAGGCAGCGGCAGGTTGGTGCTCAAGCCCGTGGCGTTCGGCGGCAGCGTGATGGAACGCGACAGCCCCTCGTTGAGCTGCTGCGTCTCCATCGTCAATTTGTCCAACGCCTGCTCGTGCGAGGCCGCCGGGAACGGATCGTTGGGGACGTAGTGCGTCAGCTGCGTGAACGGCACGTTGCGCAGGATCGACAGCTTCTGCGTGGCGGTCGGCGCCACCGTCGTTGTGATCGAGCCCCCAGACTGACTGCCCGAGCCCGTCACCACGTAGTCCGTGGTGAGCGCCAGCGTGGCCACCGTGGGCGGCGTGTACGCGTTGTCGGTGCGGATGACCAGCAGGTCGGCGTCTTGCAGCCAGTAGAACGGCACCGGGAAGTTCGTCGTGGCGCCATTGCCGGTGTAATCGACCCGCGTAGTCTGGCTCTGGATGGTCATGGACAAGTCCTCATTGAGTCACGTGGGCCTTGTCCGAAGCGGGGGCCGGGCTACCGGGTATTATCGCAACCGGTTTCGATTATCACAACACTACTCGAATGCCTTTGACAAGTCAGGCGTGTTCATTTCGCTGTTGGCGCCGGGCGCCCACCAGTATGACGCCCCGCGCATTTCCATGCGCTGGCGCTGCTTGTCAGACGTTCCCGGCGCCAGCGTGTCCTGGATGTTGTCGTACACCAGCCGGTTGAACGCGGCTTTCAGGTACCACAGGTTCATGAGCGGCGTGGCGTTGCGGCGCACCCACTGCACAGCCTTGAGCGCATACGGGTGCTTCGACTCGCCGTTCTCTGCGTCCGTCACTGCCTGGCGCGCTTCCTTGACCAGATCGGACATGGCCGAGAAGCCCGGGCCGAACAGCGTCTCCAGGCCGGCGCCTGCTGCGGTCTGACCGTTGGCGAACAGATCGCCGTAGATGCCCAAGCCGCCGCCGGCTGCCAGCGATTCCATCCAGAACTTGCGCCCCTCGGGCGTGTCCGGGTTCATGTTGCGCGGGTTCTGTCCGTTGATGAGCGCCTTAATCTCGGTGGCCAGTGCCCCCATCATCATCGAGTACGCGGCGAACTTGGCCATGTAGGCGGTCTTCGCGCCCCAGCCGTCGAGCGTCTTGGCGGCTTCCCACTGCTGACGGAATACCCCCAGCGGCACTGACTTGAACTGCAGCATGAAGCGGTTGAGTTCGCCTGCCACCGTGCCGGCCACGTATTTGTCGGTGCCCAGCATTACCTTGTCTTCGACGGTGGATGGCGACGCGCCACGCGCGCCATACTGCATCTCGCCGTACGCAACCTCCAGCAGCTTTTCTGCCGCCGCGTCTTTCATCTGCAGCGTGACGCTGGGGTCTTTGATGTCGTAGATCGCCTGGGGCGTGAGCAACCGTTCGTTGCCGCTGTATCCCTTGTCGAGTTCGGCTTTCTTCCACACGGCCCAGTGGTCTTCGGTCACGCCGCGGCGCTGCAGCATCCGCGCCTCGCCTTCGGCAGATGCCAGCGTATCGTGCTCACGCGTGAACTTGCCCAGCGTGTCCATCACGGTGCGGCCGATGCCCGAGCGCATGCCACGGTCGAACGCGTTCAGCCCCATCATGCGGTGCGTCAATTCGTTCAGCCAGTTGCCCCAGCCGTTGTTCAGGCCGTCTTCTACCACGCGATGCTGCATGTGCTGGAAACCTTCCTGCCACACGCCCAGCTTGTGCAGGAAATCTTTCTTCTCCGCGCCGGCGGCCATGCCGTCCACGAGATTGCGGAACACGCGCATGGCAGGCAGGCCGCTGTAGTTGGCGGCCATCTTGATGCCGGCTAGATCAGGCAGCGCGCCGAACAACGAGCCGAGTTGAGTGGACGCGATCAGCCCGCGCAGATTGGCCATCGCGTTGGCCACGCCGGCGTTCTGCGGGCGTTCCGGATTGACGTAGGCATCGAACAGCCGCTCGGTCTTGTTGCGCAGCGTATCCAGTCGGCGGAAATCCTTCTCGCCCGAGAGCGTTCCGTGGTCCGCTTCGTAGGCTTGCGCGAGCGCCTGCTTGTAGTTCTTGTCGGCCTGGCGGCCGAACGTCTCGGCCATGGCGATGTCCTTGGACATGCCGCGCACGTGCGCGCCGAGCAGTTCGTACATGTTGCTGGTGCGGCCGTACTTCTGCATCGCCTGCGACCACGCGTCGGAATTCTTGAAGAACAACTGGCGCGGTGCGTTCTTGTTACCGCCCACCAGGGCTGAACCGCCGGAGGGGGGTGCCTCGCCGCGCTTGTTGGCGCCGTCGGTGGCGATTGAGCGCCACGATTCCTCCAGCATCGAGCGCAGCTGATCGTCGCTCATGCGGGTGCCATCCGCGTTCACGTACGCGCGGCGGTCCGCCCATTGCATGTGATCGTTGACCCACTGTTCCTTGCCAGCGGACGACGCTTTCATCGGGTCTTGTGGCTGCGGCGTGCGGTAGTCCTCGCGCTTGTTCAGCGTGAGGCCGGCGCGCTGGAAGCGCTCGGCCACCGTGTTCATCAGCTGCTTGATGCTGTCGGCGGCGCGCTTGGCTTCCGGCGTAGTCGGCTCACCAAACAGGCCGCGCGCGATATCGCGCTGCTTGGCAGGGTCTTGGAACATGCCGAACAGCTTGCCGCCATCCGCTTCATGCAGCCCTTGCAGCTGCCGGAAAAAGTTGGCGGACACGGCGTTGGTGCGCTGCTCGATGTTCACCAACTCGTTCTTGAGATAGTGCACCTGGCCTTTCAGCCCGGGTTTGACCGCAGCCGTATCGGCAAACAACTTGGCTTTGCGCGACGCTTCGGTCAGCGCCTGCTCGTGCGCGCGCACCGTGTCGCGCAGCATCCACTCCTTGGCCAGATTGGCAGCTGCGGCGTAGCGCTCGTTCGGCGGCATCGACAGGAAGTTCGCCTCGTCCGTCATCGACAACTCGCGCAGCGCGCCGCGGATGCGTTCTTCGATGCCGTCGAGTTCTGCCTTGGACAGCTGGCGGCCGGCGGCCTGCTGGATGGCGTCAGCGCATTCTTGCTTCATACGGTCCTCAGAAAACAGGCGACAGCCACATCGTGCAGTTTCGCGTCACTCTCGGCCTGCGCCATCATCTGCTGCATTTTCTGCGGCAACTCGGATGCCCTGACCGTGCTGCCATCCGGCAACTCGATGTCCATGTCGGGGTGGCGCGCGGCCAGCTGGTCGATCGTGGCCTGCGTGGAAGGTTCGAACGTCGGGCCTGTCTGCTCGCCGGTAGGGCGCTCCATCGAGGGCGGAACTTCGACCCGCTCCCGCTGGGCGGTTTCCGGGCGCATGACAGGTGGCGTCGGATCGGCCAAGTCGCCGTGCACAACCTTGGCGGCGCTCTCGATATCCTGCGCCAGTCGCACTTTTTCCGGGTCCACGATCGCGCCGTTCACTACGCGATTGGCTTCCTCCGGCGTAATCTCTGGCGTCTTGCCCTGCAGTACTTCGGCCACCGACCGGTCCTGCAACTCACGATCCAACGCACCCGTCACCGGGTCGGATGGGATGCCAGCGGCGCCACGGTTGATCTGTTCTTCGCGACGCACGTCAAAGGCGCTTTCCACCATCGGCTCGGGCGGCCGCGCATCAGGCGCGGCGCGGCGAGCGGCGTTCCCTTCCACGTGCGCCCAGCCGCCGAACGCCAGACCAAGGATGGCGTCGGCGGCGATCGCTTCGCCGTCAAGCGCGCGGTATTGGCGCGCCATCTCGTGGTAGCCGCCAGCTTCCAACACGCTGCTGGTAAGCGCGCGCGAGGCCATGCCGAAGCCGGTATTGACCAACGACGAATACGCTGCATTGCCGACGATGCTGGACGACGCTGCTGCAGAGAGCCCGGCCACGGTGTAGAGCGACTTCGCCGCTGCGCCAGCGCCGGCCGCTTCGGCGGACATGGCGGCGCCGAGCGCCCCGCGCGCGAGCGCGCCTGTCATCTTGACCGGCAGGTACGCGCCCAGCGCGGCCATCGCGCCGGTTGTTGCTGCAGCTTCACCCGCGGTCTTTTCGTCCACGCCCGCGTCACGCAAATCCAGGTAGTTGTTGTAGCCTTCCGTCACCCCGAGCGTGGCCGCACCGCCAGGCACACCGCCCATCAGCGAACCCATGCCGAAGATGGTCAGGCCGCGGGCCGTCTGCCCGAGCACCATCGCGCCCGTGCCGGTGGTGCGCGGGTCGAGGCGCGACCACTGCTGCACCGCCTTCAACTGATCGTCGTAGGGCGCAATCGGTTTCAGGTTTTCCAGCTCCTGAATCTGCTCCTGCGTGACTTGGGGATTGAGAACCATCCCCTCCATCATTTCCTGCTTACCGGCCTGCATGGCGAAATCGCTGACAGTGCGGCCGACCGCAGCCAAGCCACCAGTTACGCCCTTGCCGACCGCGCTGCCCAAGTTCGAGAACAGGCCGTCCGGCGTGATTTCCGTAGCCGGATCAGCCGCGCCCATGGCATCTTGACGGTAGCCCTCCAGGGGCGAGAAAACGTCGAGGCCCATCAGCGTTGGCCCCCGTACCAATTCGTTTCTGGCACGACCAAGCCGCGGCCGGCGCCCGCGCCTTCCTGGGGCCGGCTCATGTCCACGATGACAGAGCGGCCATTCGCACCGACCAGCGCCTTGTTGCCAGTCATGACAAGGTACTTGCCGTCGCCAACGTTGGAGTATTGGTAGGCGTCCGGCGCGTCCAGCTTCGTGCCCTTGATGCCGCCTTTCTGCAGCGCGGCGTCGAGCGCCCACGGAAACTGCGTTTGAAACTGACTCTTGGCCATGCCCCACGGCATGAACAACGTGCTGCCGTTCTGTTTGGCCGAGCCCCCCGTAACAGCAGTGATCGCGTTTTGCACCAAGTCCTGGTTCAGTTTGTCCGGTGTCATGCCCCGATGGTACATGTCCGCCACGAGGTAGTTTTTGACCGCCTGGTAGGTGTCGGCCGCCAGCTGGTTACTGTGCTGCGCATCGGGGCTCGCAAACGCGTTGGCGCCAAGCGATGTCCAGAACATCGTGCGGATTTTGTTGTCATCGATCTGCAGCGGGCGCCCCGTTTTTTGCGGGTCGTCGATATCCTTGCCCTGCAGGATGTGCGCGCCCTCCAGGATGTACTGTCCGACCTGATCGCCACTCTGCGCGCCGCCGGCGGTTTGCACGCGGCCTGGTTTCGTCGAGGTAGCTGCAGCCACGGCCAGCATCGTGTTCTTCGGCGCGATCTGCGACAGCGTATCGGTGAACCAGTCGTCATGACCCTGCGTGGCTTGGCGCACCTGTTTGAGGTAAGCCATCTGGTCTTGCGGCGGCAGCTTGCTCACGATTCCACCAAGCTGCGACGCCTCGTCTTGAGACAGCAGATGTGCGTCTGCGCCGTAATCCGTGCGGCCGGCGTTGGCCACGCCGATGCGCTGGCCCAGCGATCGGCCGAATGCCTGCGGCGTGGTGAAGTCCATGGGCTGCGCGTTCAGCCGTGGCTGCGTCCGTGCCCACGCCATGTAGTCGTCGTTGCGCAATTTTTGCAGCCGTGTGTACGCTTCCACTGCCTGCTTGAACACCGGCGCCTTGGATGCATACTCATCGCCGCCTTCTGGCGCCAGCGTCTGCAGCATCGCTTGCGCCTGCGCATTCGGCATCGTGGCCATCTGGCCGATGAAGCCCCCCACCTGCTTGGCGTACTGCAACTGGTCGGACGCGCGCCGCCCTTCGTCGGGCCCGAACACCCGCACCAGATTGTTCTGCGAGAACCGCGGATCATCCAAGCCTGGATAGTCCTTGCCGGCCAGCAGCGAGGCGCCGGCATCTTTCAGCTGGCGCTGCAACTCGCCGCGCTCCGACGCAAGCTGACTGCCCATCGCCGACTCGGCCTGCCGCACCGCGGATACCTTTTCGGCCCACGTCAGCTTGCCCCACCCTGCGATGTCCGGTGAAGCGTTGGCGACGGCGTGATCGTCCAGCGGAGCCACTTGCGGCAGATCGCCACCATCCCCGCCGCGGCCCTGGCTTGGATCGCCGGGGATGCGCGACAGCCAATTCGACAGGTACTTACCCTGCGACGGGTCGCTCGCCACGATGCTGCGATAGCGCTGCTCTCGCAGTTGGTTGAACTTGGCCACATCACCGCCAGCCTGCTGCAGCGCGGCTTTCGTCCACGGCACGCCCTGGTTGACGGCTGCATCGAATGCGGTTGCGCGAATCCCGGCAGGCAAGCTGTCGCCACCGATCGCATCCCAGTAACGCGACTTGTACAGCTGCACCGCTTGATCTTTCGTCAGGTTCTTGACATCGATGTCGGGGTTAGCCCGCTGGTTGATGCCGAAGTTGACCGGCGCGCCTGAGTTGCCGTCGGTGGCCGAATAGCCGCCTTCTACTTTCAGCGTGCGTTGCACGATCGAGTTGAAGTCCGCGCCGCCACCGCCGGGCACTGCGCCCTTGACCCCGCCTTTCGTGAGCGTGCCGCCCTGGGCGTTAACCATTGACAGAAAGCCCTGCGGGTTGACGGCGGCCAAAGACTGCACCTGCGTGACCGCCAACGCGTGCGTCATGCGGTCCTGCCACTTCATCTTTTGCACGGGGTCAACCGTGCTCAGGCTCCCTAGCATGCCGCTACGCGAATCGACGATGCGCTTAAAATTGTCGTTGCTCGGGTCCGCGGCGATCTGATCCTGGTCCTGCTTGATGCCATCCTGCACCAGCTGGCCGGTGTACTCGCCGGTGATGCGCGCCTGCTCGCCCATCGCGCTATTGATAAGCGCGCGGCCATTGGTCGCCATGTGCGACGCAACCACACGCGCACCGATCCGGTTCGGCGCGGAATTGACTAGGTTCTGCGTGGCGTCGTTGACTTGCTTCTCGAAGTCGCTGGTGAGGTTCGCCACCTTCGCAGTGAACCCCGGGTCGTTCGGGTCCAGCGAATTGACGTGATCGTTCAGCTGCTGCTTGAGCGTGGTGTACTGCTTGCCGGCCGCGTCGTACGCCCAAATGCGCGCCTTGTCTTCTTCGACACGGTTGACGTTCTCGGCCGCCGTTGCCATCGCGCCGCCGAGTTGCTGCGTGGCTTGACCAATTTGCGAGCCGAAGTCGCTCCCGTTGGCAGCAGCGTTGATGCTGCCCTGCGGAGTCAGCTGGTCGGTGTATGTTGGGATTTGCGGCATGGTCAGGCCAAGGAGGGTGTGCCGGTCGCGCCGCCACCGGAATACATGCGATAGGCGCTGCTGCCGCCTGACAGGAGCGCTGCGGTCCCGGACAGCACGCCGGCAGAAGCCGAGTTTGACGCGTTGGCGCTATCCAGATTGCTTTGCATCTGATACCCCATCGCGCGCATCTTGGCGTTGTATTTGATCGTCAGGTTGTCGAGCGTTGCGTCTCGCGCGCTCTGCGACAGCACATCTGCCGGAGAACCTGTGTCGGTTTCCACGCCGGACGCGCCGTACGAAGCCAACGCGGTGCCGATTCGGCGCTGCGAATCGCGCTGCTGCGCTTCCGCTGCAGCTTCACCCTGCTGGGTAGCCGCCTGCGCGTTCAGGCTGGCCACCTTGGAGTTGTAATCGGCAGCAGCGGACTGCGCCTGCGCTGAACGCACGGCGCCCACCGCGCTGATCGCGGCAGCTGCTGCCGTAGCGGCGACGGCTACCATTGCCATTTACTTCACCCTCGCGTACAAAGCGCTGTCACCCCCGTCCACGCGAAACGCGCGCATGCGCGGCGCTTCCAGCGTGAACCCCAAAGCCTTAACCCAACGGTGGCCCGGCTCGAAATCGACATCTACTTCCGCTTCCACCCGGCGGTACGGCAGCGTTTCCAAAAAGCGCTGCACTGCGCGGTGGACGGCGACGAAGTGCGGGCCTGCGCGGCGATCAACCAGCGACCACAGTAGCGCGCGGTGCTCCCACAATTCGGTTGCGCCGCCGACGCCGATCGGCCGGTCATTAACCATCGCCGTGAACGAAAACTGCCCCTCCAGCATCTTGGCGTATTCCGCAGTGATATGCGGCCCGCAGTACGCCTGCGCGTCCTGCAGCTGCAATTGCTGCAGGTGCTCTGCCCGGAATGGCACAACTATCATCCGCCGTCCTGTGTCTCAAGTTGCGCTGCCAGCATTGTAATGTTGCTCGGCAGCGGGTCCGTCTGTTGCCACGAAATCTGCCCGTCCAAATCCCACGAGCCCTCCCAGGCGTAGCGCTGGTCACCGCTGAATAGGCCAACCGCCTGATCCATGTGCATCGAACTGTCGCGGAACGGCTCCGGGATCGCCGGCGAGCCGTTTGCATTCGCCGTCAGGATGTGCCCCACCGTTTGAAAGAACCTGAAAATTGCGCGATGGATGCGCTTGTACTTGCCTTGCGCCGGGCCGTCCGCGCTGCCCGCTTCAATCTTCATCGTCTTCGCCGCGCTGGTGTACTTCAAACCGACCTGCGCGATGCTGACCTGACGCTGCAACGCGACCGTTCCCGTGTTGCTGACCGTGACATCCGGGTGCGTAGCGCCATCCCCCAGCACTCCGACCGTCTGACCAGCCAACCACGTCAGCCCCGATATCGTACTCGTTGGGCTGCCATTGTACGCTGCGCTCGAATCCAAGAACACACCGTTACGAATATCGTCACCGTCTTCCCAGAACTTGGTCATGACTTCGACGTAGCGCACGGTCTGCCCGTTCACGTAGCGGCGCACCAACAGCCACACTTCGTCGCGCGTCGTGTCTGGCGATGGGATGCATGCGACGCTCTCAACTACTGCGGCCTGCGTCTGCCCGGCATCGGAGTAGCCGCCGATGATGTGCTGATGCCAGCCGGCGACCTCCTGGTCCTTGTCGTAGGTCATGCCGATCAGCACGCCGTCGTTGCGCACCATCCACACGATCTGCTGCGGCGCAAGCTGAACACCCAGCTGCTTGAATCCGGTCTTGGTCAGGTGCTCGGAGATGAGCGAAATGTCCGGTGCCTGGAACGTGCTGATGACGAACTGGTATGTCATCTCGCGCAGTTTGCGCTGCGTGCGCTGCACGAACAGCGTGGACTTGCCGACGCGCACTGCCGGTACCGGCGCCACGCCGTAGCTGGTCGTCTGCTTGGCGTTGATGTTGGTCGGCGTGATGGCCTGCTGCAAATTGGATGGCGAAACAACCCATTCGCCGCCAGCAGTGCCAACCAATAGCCCCCATTCATCCGACACCATCCACCGGATCGCGTTGACCGTGTTGGCGTTCAGCGAGAACGAAATGGCGTTGGAATCGACGATCGTGCCGTCGATGTTCGAGGGCGCCATGTTCTCGTAGTCGCTGACGTTCGATCCATCGATGCGGTTGGGGTAGGCGGGCGACCCCGCCCAAATCAACCGATCCTGGTTGAACACCACGCAGGCCGGATAGTTCGGCAATCCGCCGATCGATTGATTACCGACGCTCCACACCCCCAGACGCCAGAATGTCGTCGTGGACGGCACAATTGCCACCGGCGGGGAAATGGTGACCGTCGGCGCCGAGGAGTACCCGGTGCCTGTAACGGACATCGTGATCGAAGTGACTACGCCGTTCGTCAGGGTCGCATAAGCGACCGCTCCACTGCCGCCGCCACCCGAAATAGTCACGCTCGGCGGGCTCGCCCCGTAGCCACTACCGCCGTTGGTCAGTGTGATCGAAAATACGCTGCCTGCGGAGATGTTGGCTGTGGCCGTCGCTTGCGTAGGAACTTGAGACCCGGTCTGCGCGGCCACGGTCCAGGTGACCGTCGTTGTGTTCGTGACGGCGGTAATCGTTCCCCACAGCCACACGCCACCCGCCTTGATGCGTAGCGGCCGCCCGATGTCCTGGTAGGAAAACCCGTTGCCACCGTTAATGCCTGCGGTGGAGCTCGCCGTAACCGTCACCGCTCCTGTGCTGCCGCTCGGCGTCAGCGTCGTGCTGGTGATGTTGATGGGCAAGTACGGGCCGTCCAGGAAATTGATCGTGGATAACACCCAGTTGGTCGCGCCAAAGCGTTGCAGCTTCATCGGCGGGTGATTCGGATGCGCGATATACAGCGTATCGGCGGACTGCGCGAATGACAGATCGAACAGCTCTGTGCTGTTATACGGCGTAGAAATTTCGTACGGCACGCCGCCGCTCAACAACTGCCCATCGTTGGTATAGAACCGTAGATAGCTATTGCCGAATTCCAGCACATACGCCTGCGTGATCGAAAACTCAAACCGCTGCAGGCGGGCCGGACTGGCGCCGCCGTACTTCGTGGCGGCCACGTAGCGCGTACCTGGGCGACGGGTCAGCCCGCCCTGCAGCTGCGTGACGTAGTTCTGGCACAGCGCCAGCGCGTTCTTGTACTTGGTGATGTCGATGCGCCCATACGTCAACGGCGACCATTCGCCGCCGTTGAAGTTTGTTTGTGTCCAGGTTGCGCGCGGCATGGTCAGGAGTACCGGACCAGCCAGAAGCTGTCATCCGGTGGATCGGTTGGAATCGTCTCGAACGCGTTCATGCGCTTGGCTTCGGCCAGCGCGTCCTTGTACTCGGCCTGCAGATCACTCTTTTTCTGGTTCGACTGCGTGAGCGCTTCGCAGATGTCGATGCCCAGCGCGATCGCCAGCATGTCGTAGAAGATCGCGTCGAACTGCGAAGCGTCCGTGATATCTGAGATGTAGCGCAGGTACAGCGCCGGCGAGCCGGGCGCCACCGAACCGTTCGCGTTGGCGCCCAGGTACGGCGACTGCATCGTGTTCGTCAGAATCTTGCCGCTCTCCACCGACCAGTCCAGATAGGGGTCAGTCGGCAGCAACACACGCAGGCAATCGGCCGGCAGGGTGTATGCGTACTGAAACTCGAAAGCCGGCGGCGTAACGTCGGGCGCGAGCACGGCGCGCTTGGTGGCGAACTTCCACCGGTACTTCATCAACTCCGAACGCCGGTTCGAGTCGTAGGCCACCGCGCACACCCGCGCCTCGCGCGAGTTGTCCGTGATGTCCATGATGCGTGCTGCACCAACGCGCTGGAGCGCGCTGTTGCAGACGTCGGTCTGAGACTGGCCGGCCATGAGCTATCAGCCGATCCCGACCAGCCACGCGTTGGTGGCGGAAATCGTGCCTGCAGTCAGCGCCAGGCGCACGCTGCCGGCCGGCAGGTAGATGCGCGTCAGCGTACCGGGCGCCGCCGTGATCTGCAGTGGCGTTGCCGGCACCGACACGTCGCTGACCGGCGACCACGTGACGCCATCGGGCTGCAGCATCTGCAGCTGCAGCGTCGCGCCCGTCAGCGTGCCGTTCACGGTCAGGCAATAAATGCCGCCACGAATCTGGACCTGCGGGCCCGTTGCGCTGGCGTTGGCCAGCAGCGGGTATGAGAGCGAGTCCGCGCGTGCCATGGCTTACAGCGGCGCGTAACCGAGACGGGTGATGAAGTTCTCCAGCTTCTCGACTGCCAGCAGGAGGTCTTCGCGCGACGGCACGTTGGCCGACGTGTTCACGACGACTTCAACGTCCTTGCCGGTCGTGGTCGAACTGACCGCGGCCTGGTACTCGTTGTCGCCGACGTTGACGCCGTAGAAGTAGGTGGCCATTGCCAGCTCCTAAAAAGAGGACGGGGCCGCGGCGAACCGCAGCCCCTGGCGCCGATCAGTTCGGCAGGGTGGCGAACACTTGCACAACCAGCGTACCGGACGCCGGGAGTGCTGCCGTGCCGACCGTCAGGAAGATGCGGTCGGTTGCGGTCAGTGCAGCCGCAGCCAGCGCAGCGGCGCTACCCACCGGCACCGGCACGTTCGCGGTCGTGAACGTGGTGGCCGCCATGAACGCCGTGGCGCTCGATGCATCGCCCATCGAGAGCGTCGCAGTGCCAAGCGTCACGCTCGTCGTGATCTGCGCGCCGGCAAACAGATAACCGGCGGGCAGGTCGCAGATGACGATCGTGTCGCCCGATGCTTGCGACGCCAGCGTGATGGTTGCGCGGAACACACGCTCGCGTGCGCCATAACCGGCGGTGGCTTGCGGCTTGATGACAGGCGTGCTGGAGACGCCCGACATTTCATTGGAGAAAGTCTGTGCCATGTCGTCGGCTCCTTATGCGCAGTTGATCTGGACGCAGCGCTTTTCTTCGGTGCGGCAGGCACCGACCGTTGCAGTCACGTAGACCTGCCACGAGTTGCGCTTGTCCGGACGCTTGTCCACCGACGCCTGCACGTCGTTCCACATGCCCAGCGCCAGGCCCGACTTGGCCCAACACGGCACGTAGTACAGACCGCCGGTGCTGATCGAGCCAGCGTACGACGGGCCGCCCGGGATGCGTTCCGAGTGGATGAAGTTGAAGCCCATGAAGGAGCGGATGCGGCCTTCCACCAGCACCGGACGGTCGGTGTAGTCGAGGCTGATCGCCTGCACTTCGTTGAGCAGGTTGTCGTGCTGTTGCGCGGTGATGGCCACGAACAGCTGGTCGTTGTCGATATCGACTTCGGCCTGCATCAGCAGCTTCTTGGCAGCACGCAGCTTGGCCACGTTCAAGCCCGTGTTGGCCGAAGCGCCCACGTTGGCTGCCACGATCTGACCGGACGGGAACGTCACGGCGGTCGTGCCGTTTTCGCCGGTGTTGTTGGTGCCGAAGAAACCGTTGATGATTTCGTCGTCCATCGCGCGGCCCATGGCCATGACGCCGGCTTGCGTGTACGGCCCGGTCGGGTCGATCAGCATGCGCAGCTTGTCCTGGCTGTCGATCAGGTCGGCCCAATCGTAGTCGGTCGGGTAGACCCAGCGGCGGTCTTGCGGGGTGGAGATGAGCGGCGTGTCCGAGTGGCGAGCCAGGTTCTTCACCGGGGTCACCGCACCGAACTGTTCAACCACGGTCGCGGCCTTGCCGACGAAACCGTGCTCCATGACAGCGCCGCGCAGGCGGGAGCCTTGCTGTTGCAGCAGCATCGCAATGTTGGTGCTGTACTGCTGTACGAAGGCGGTCGTAACAAACTGGGACATTTTGGCCCCTCCAAGTCGAGTTCAAATCGAAAGCGGTGGCCTTTCAGGCGCCACTGACTCCCGGCTTGTCCTCGGCACGGAGGGGCCAAGTTGTGCTGCTGATTACCGCTGCAGGGTCACTTGAAGATTTCCGGTGACTTGTCCGCTGCGGTCCGGCCGCGCTTGCCTTGCGCCTTTTCAGGCTCAGGCGGCGTAGCCGGATCAATCACGATGCGATTGTAGAACTGCGTTGCGATATCCGCAATAGCATTCCGATCAGAATGCAAGCCCTCGCGTTTGGCCTGCTCCATGGCCAATTCCAGGCAGCGCAGACGGATTTCTGCGTCGGTCATGTCGCTTCCTGGTTCTCGATGGCGACGATCGGATCGCCAGGCGCCAGATCGATCGGCGCCGGCGTTGCCGGATCGACGCTGGCCGGGGCATCCGCCACATCGTGGATGTAGCCGTAGACGAACCCCGTGCTGTCGTCCTGGCGGACTTCGACGGTATAGTTGGCCATGTTCGCCACGTTGCCGGTGCGACGGGCCCAATCCAGCAGGTAGTTCTGCGGGTTGTTGGCAAACCCGTCCAAGCGGGAAAATTCCTTGATGGCCATGTCAGTTCTCCGAAGGGTAGGCGTATTGGTGCAACTGGTTCCACTTCGCAGTGGCTTCGGCGTCCTTGTTCATCAGACGCGCCACGAAGTTCTTGTCCGCACGCAGCAGCCCGATTTCCGCCTTGGCTTGGCCCGGCGTGAGCGCGCTACCGAAGCGCTCGGTCTTGTCGCCCGTGACGAAGCTGTCTTCGCCCATACGCGAACCGATCTTCTGGAAGAACTCCATCGTGGCCTTGTGGCCCATCGACTGCGACAGCGCGTCGATCTGCTCGGGCGTGACGCCGAGCCCGCGCACCGCGGCTTGCGCCTGGTTCAGGTTCTGCGTATAGGCTGCGCCCCAGTCCTGCTTGAGCGCCATGTCGTCCGCCGAGAACTTCTCCTGCGCCGTCGCCTGCTGCGCACTCACGGCGCCCGTGGCCTGTTCGTTCCACCATGCTGCCAGCTGCTCGCCCTGCTTCTGCGTCAGGCCCAGCTCATGGAATTTGGACGCAGCAGCCTGCGCGAATTCCTTGCTGCCGATGCCTTCCGGCACGTCCACCTTGTAACCCGCTGCGTCCGCCGGGCGACCCAGACGGTCGTAGAACTTGCCGAGTTCTTCCGGCGTCGCATCGGACTTGGGCAGGATGACGGCGTTGCCGGCTTTGTCCGCGCCCAGCAGCTTCTCCAGGTTGCGGTAGCCATCGAGCACCTGAGCCGGCTCGGTCCAGCCCTTGTTCTGCAGATAGCCGACCGTCGTGTCGTCGGCGCTCGGCAGCCACGGGATCGCCGGGCCAGCGGGCGCGGTGGCGGGAGCCGCCGGAGCAGGCGCGGGTGTAGCGAGGGCGGCAGACGTGCCGCCATCGGGGGCAGCACCTTGTCCGCCAGCGGCGGGGGTTGCGGTATCGGTCATTCTTCAGGTTCCTGATGCAGAGAAGTAAAAACGCGCGATAGCGAGCAGCTCTGCAACAGTCGCGTCGCGTTTCAATGAATTCACTCGATTGCTTACCACCACAACGTTGCCTTTTACGTAACCCAATGCCGGGGTGATACGGTCCACTGACGGGCTACGCTCGCTTTGTTTCCCCGTCCCAATTTCCAACGGCACGCCCAGCACTGGGCACTTATCTGGTAGCACAAGGTCGGCTTCCACTAAATCGAAAGGCACCCCTTGCTTTGCTGCTCTACAGCGCAACTCAGCCAACTTTACTTTCGCCCAACGAGATTTGCGCCTGGCCGCCATGTAAGCGGTTCGCTGCGCTATATACTCCGGCGTCTTTCGTCTAGCAGCGTCGTAAATTTTCTTGCGTTCTTTTCCGCCGTTTTGATATCGGACTCGCGCATTTGCGTTGTCTCTTGCCTTTACATCCGACTGGCTTCGATACTGGCGGTTATATTCAGCTCGTGCTTCCTGGTCTGCTATTGGCATTGCTATCTCCGTATAAACGCCACAGGTCCTCTTCAGACATGTTGACGTGATGCATTATACGAAGAAACACTTCTCTACGTCCTTCTGCTACTGCGTGCGCTCTGGCGTCAACGTGAAACGTAGAGCTGTGCGCACGGCAGAAGCGCGCCAAGTCGCGCAGCACTTCATCGCCGTACGGGTTCAGGAATGTCTTGACGTACGCCGTGCGCCGGCGGAACAGATACTGCTTGGCGCGTTCGAGCAGGCTCATTTCAACTCGTCAGGCGCGGCTTTGACAGCGGTGATCGCGTCGCGCCACAGCTGCACAGCGCCTTTCAGGATCAGCGCAAGCACGGCGATGCCGCCGGCAGCCATCACCGTGTAGCCAATCGTCAGTGCGAGGTTTCTCATCCTGGTTGACCCTCCGTGGGTGTGGTGCCTTGGGGCGCGGCGGCCTTCATCATTGCGGCCATGCCGGGGAGCGCCTGCGTGACCTGCGCCGCCTGGTTCTGCTGCTCGCGCGACTGGCGGCGCGCCATCACGTCGTCCGGGCTACGCAGCCAGCGGAACGGCGCGCCGTTCACGTCCGCCAACTCCGGGATGATCTGGTCGGTATCGAACCAGTCCATGATGGACGGGTCCTGGGTTTGGGCCGCCATCTCGGCCGCCCATTGAAATGTGCGCATGATGCCGGACGCCGACTCGGCGCGCATGGCGCGGTTCAGCGGCGCATCGTATTCCACCTGATACTCGGCGCCGGCTTCCACCAGTTCGCGCGGCGGCGGCGGCAGCAAACCCTGCCACATCAGCAGGTCGAACTCGCGCTCGATCATCGGGCCGATCGACTCGGACTGGAAACGGCCCATGGTCGGACTCAGGAGCGCGCCCTTTTCGCGCGCCCGCTCCAGCACTTCGGTGGCCGTCATCTGGGGCGTCTCCACCAGAATCTGGAAGAGCGTCACCAGGAACGCGTCGTTGATCGCCTGGCGCTCATCGTCCAGCAGTTCCTTGCCGATCGCCACATTGCCCGTGTCGAGCGTGTGCACCAGCTTCTGGCCCTGCGAGTTGACCCCGCCATAGTTCACGGCGCCAGGCTTCAAGCTGAACGCATCGAGCGCGCCATCGTCGGCCGCCAGCAGCACCGGGTCCACCACGCGGTGGCCCTGCTTGATGAGAATCTTCTTCTCTTCGTTGAGCGTCTGGATCGCCGGCAGCACGTTCATCGCCGGGCTGCGGCCATAGATTTCACCCGGCGCGGTGATGTAGCGCGCGGTGGCATACGGGAAGCAGCGATATGCGCCGCGGTGCAACAGCGTCTGCGTATCCTTGAGCAGGTAGTAGCTGACGAAGCGCTTGCCCTTGGCGTCCACACGCCCCGGCTGGAAATCCGGGTTGGGTTTGACCACGTGGATGACAAACACTTCCCGTTCCGGATCGTTCTTCAGGATCGAGTTGTAGTTGTAGGGCAGCTTGTCCTCGCCCCATTTCTGGGCGATCTGCCGCAGCGTCATCTTGAACCGGCGGTACACCTTGTCCACCTGGCCCTGGAAGTTGGTCGCAAAGAACAACTCGCCCAGGTGGACGTTGCGGTAGCGCAGGCCCTTGACGTTGGGCCGGGTCGGGTCGTTGAATTCGTCGATGAACAGGCAGCTGGTGCCGAAGGCTCCGATGCTCACGTAGCCATCGTGCTGCTGCGCATGGTAACCCGAGTGGGCGCTGTAGCGGTAGCGGAACAGCAGATCGTTGACCTGATCGAACCACAGCGCGATGTCGCGGTTCTTCATCAGGTCCTGATCCAGCGGACGCAGGCGGTGCCACTGGCTGTTGGCCGGCGTCAGCATCGACTCCATGGCCGCCGCGAACTTCCACAAGGCGGCGTTGGCCGTGACGTCGAACTGCTCCTGGCCACGTTGCTGGCCGGGCACCATGTTGCCCTGGCTGTAGAACGTCGTGCTGTAGTAGGGCAGCACCTTCTGCGCCACCGTCTCCCAGTGTCGTTCCCAGATGCCGCGGCGACCGGAAATCTGGCCGAACTCACGCATCAACTCGGTGGCGAGTTCCGCGTCAGCGTCTTTGGTTTTGGGGGTATCAGCTTCAGCCATCAAACGTGCCCCCAACGATCGCCGCGGCGGATTTTGTACGCACCGCTATAGGTGATGCCGAATTGCTCGGCCAACGCACGCAGTTCTGCCGTGTCCGCAGCTGCCCGGATTCGTTTTACCTGCTCTGCCGTCAGGCGAGAGTTTTGTTCACGCGGCACGAAGTTGCGGCCCTTGCGAACCATGTCTTGCGTGTTGTCAGACATCGTTCCCAAAAACAGATGGTGTGGGTTTACGCAAGCCGGGTTGTCACAGCGGTGGAGAACTTTCTTTTCTCCCACTGGGCCACGATACAACCCGTACGAAACGCGATGCGCGCAATCCACCCGCTCACCGTTCCAGAAGTTGCCGTACCCCAGTCTCGAAAGCGCGCCCGTCCACAGCCAGCAGCCTGTCAAAGCTTCCGGGATGAATTTGGCTTCAAAGCGTTCTGTCAATCCGGGCGCGGTGCGTGCCATCTTACTGACCCAGCAGCGTCTTGGTGGTCGTGCCAGTATTCGAGAGGCCCGCGCCGCTCGTCAGGATCGTGGACGTGCGCCCACGCTGCAGCGCCATCTGTTGCTGCTGCGCGGCCACGTCGGTCTGGTTGGCGGTATTGTCCACAGTCGGCGCCGGCGGCGGTGCAGCCGGCGGAGCGTCCGGGGTCTTGGGCTTGGAGAACAGAGCGGACATGTGGGCTCCGATTTGAGTTGGTGAGGGGTCGTGTATCCGGCCCGGGCAAACCCCCACTGGAATGGAAGCCGGCCGTTACGACGCCCCTCAAGACTGGCGACGACTAGGGGGCTCGAACCCCTGACATCCGGATAGACAATCCAGCGCTCTGCCAACTGAGCTAAGTCGCCACTCTTGAGGAAATCGCATCGCGTGGAGAATAGCACAACACTTCACCCTAGCCAAATATGTTGTAGTCCACGTCGGCCGCCACCCGGTTGCGCGCCTGGCTGCGGCTGGTGCGGGTATCCGTGCGCGCCACAGGCCGGGCGAAGGTCAAAGCCAGCGCTTCGCCGTAGTCGGGAGACGCCAGGCCGCGGTCCTCCATGTGCTCCTTGCCTTCCAGGATCAGCTTGTTGCTGACCGGGTGGTAGCTGTACTCGGGGCTGATGAGGTCGGTGCGCAGTAGTGAATCGTCCGGAATGCTGCCGATCAGCAGCCACTCGGCCATCAGCGCCCACATCTCCACGCGCTTGTTCAGGAACCGGTTCGGGTCGTTCGGCGTGGCGCCTGCCTGCACTTCCACCACCCGGTGGCCCCAGGATTTCAAGATATCCACCACGCCGCCGCCCACACCGTTGCCGTCCACGAATATCGCATCAACCTTGAACTTGGTGGCCGCATCCGCGATGTGGGTGGCGAACTGCACCGTATCGATGCCCTTGTACGACTGCCACGGGATGGACACGGCATCGCGCCCCTTGCGGAAAGCGATGACGGAACGGGCGTTGCCGTTGCGTGCCACGTCGCAGCCCATGAGCAGCGGCGCACCCGGATCGGGGATCGGCTTGCGTTCCTGCGCGCCGGTCACCTGATCGGTCGGGATGAACTGGTTGGCCGACTTGTTCGGGAACTGGCCCTTGACTTCCACCCGCGTGACGTCGCTGTCTTCCCCATACTGCGCCACGATCTTGTCGAAGGTCGCGCGGTCCGTGCCCTCCACAGTACGGCTGTCGATGTTGCGCGTCTTCCAGAAGTTGCGGTCGCGGTGGAAGCACTCGAAAAAGCTGCCACTGTTGCGCCGCGGGTTGCTGAACACGAACCAGTAGCGATCCGGGATGGGCTCGGTGAAAAACCCCTCGGACACAGTCCAGATGGGTGTTGGGATACCGGACGCCTCATCGAAGATCAGCATGAAGCCGTGGTGGTTGTGGATGCCGGCGAATGCGTCCGGGTTCTCTTCGCTCCACAACTGCGCCTGGGCGTAGTAGTACCCCAGGTCGATTTTCAGGTCGCGCTTGACCGCTTCCCCAAACCACTGCGCCGGGCGCATCGAGAGCGCCATCATTTCCCACCAGTGGGCGTTGATCGCCAACGACACCCACTTGCCCAACTCGGCCCAGGTCCGGGACTTCAACTGCTGCTCCGTGTTGGCCGTCACCACCGTCGTGCCGCCCAGACGCGTCGTCTGGAACCAGTGGGTCAGCCACGACACCAAGGCGGACTTGCCGATGCCGCGGCCCGAAGCATCGGCCGATCGCCACATCTCGTAGATGGCCTGCTGCGCGGCGCGCAGTTCGTTGGCCTTGATGTGCCGGGTGATTTCCTCCAGCGTCTCTTTCTGCCATCCGCGCGGGCCGGATTGGTGCTCCAGCGGCGTGTTGGCTCTCCCCCATGGGTAGGCGAACTGCACGAACTGGAGCGGATCGTTGGCCAGCTGCGGGTCCCACAACTCCATCATGAGTTGCTGTTCGCCCTGCGCGCCGTAGATGGGTTGGGGGGATGGCATTTAGGGTTTGAATGCAGCCAACAGGAAGATGCCGGCGAGCATGAAGAGGATGAGTGGGAGGGCCATGGTCAGTGGATCGAAGGGGTGGGCGGGGTGAGCAACATGATGCGGCGTATCAGGGGCCGGTGATGCGGGATGCGTGGATCAAGGAGGATGGGGCGCTCAACCGGCGCGGCGAAAAGTGTGGCCACGGTGTGCATGCAATCTCCCTTTCAAACAACTGCTGATCCCGGAAGCCGTAAACCCAGCGTCTATTGCGGCCTTTACTGTAACAAACACGCGCTCTGTCCCGTCCGCCCCAATCGCCACGATCGCCATCGGTTTGGGTCCGCGAGGTGCGGGCGCGGAAGGTTTCTTTGGCTCCCAATGCGGGTTCTTGTGCCGATGGTAAGCGTGTACGTTTTCGACGCCCGTGACGTATTCCAAATTTGGCAACCGATTGTTCGCCTTGTCGTGATCAATGTGGTTGACTTGCACGCCATCCGCCCGCGGACCGATAAATGCCTCTGCGACAAGGACGTGGACACTACGGGTAAACTCTTTGCCCACACTGTCTCGTAAGTGAACTTGAAAGTATCCGCGCTTGGTCTGCCTGGCTACCAAGCGCCTTTGCAGACGCAAAGAAAACACCTCGCCTTCGTCCGATACTTCATACCGATCCTCAAACCCTACCACTGGTTTCTTCACGATTAATTCCTAAAAAAATTTTAGGAATCATAACACGTTGTGAAAGCCGCAACAGTTATATTTTCAAAATATTTTTAAATTTCCCGAGCCGGGCCCCCGGGGAAAACCATCGCGTCCCAAATCCGGCCCCCACCCCGCCCGCCACCCCCTCCCGCGTCATGGGGCCCCCGCGGTAAACGCGCGCGTCGAATGGGCCGCGCGTGCGCGTTCAGTCAGCTGAAGATGTCCGGGGTCGGGTCGTCTGCCGGGGGCGTTGCGTCGACCGTACGTGATTCTTCATCACGCGGTTCGATGGGCGAAACATCTTGTAAATCAATGGCTTGCGGTTGTGGTGTTGGCAGCTGGTCGATTACTGGACGCACAACGCGCGCTCTTGCCTCTTTCAGCGCTTCGCTCACGTCGATTGTCTGGCTCACGTTCAGGTCGATGCGCTCGCCGTATCGCTTCTGGTTGAACTTGCCGGCGGCCCAACGGTGCATGTTGGCGATTTCGCGCGCTCGTTGAACATCAGGCTCGTTCTTCACCACGTCGAGCGCTTCATCAACCAGGAAGTCGGCCGATATTTCGCGCGCTCTGGCGTATTCGAGAGCGAGTTCTCGCACACTGGAGAGGGAGGCAGCGAACAATTTCCGCGTCAAACCAAGTTGTTCAAGCGCCACTTTCAGCGTCGTTCCTTCGCACACCATGGCAATGGCTTTGCGCGCGAGCTCAACAGCGCGCTCATCGGAGCCAATCAAACGATCTGTAGGGACGAAGGGAGAGCGCTGAATTTCCATGCCGCGCAACTTAGGCAGAAAGCGACGGGCGGTCAAGCGATTTCAAAAACATGTTGCGATATTCGTAACACTGAGCTATAGTGCAGTCATCGCAACGCAGTAACCCACTGGAGAAACGACATGGCAACCGCCGCTCAAATCCTCGCTTTCATCAAGGCACACGGCTTCGTGTGCAGCGACAACAACGACGGCACACTGCGCGTGGTCGATGTCTACTACAAGGACGGCAATGCGTACGAAGAAATCGAGCACATCCCCGCCACCGTGAAAGCCGCTCGTGACTGGCTCGGCTATTAACCCGCTGACGAGCCCGTGAAAGTCGGGCGAAACACCGCACACGCGGTGTCCGGACAAAATTCACTGCTGACCTACCATGAAAGCCTACGCACTCTTTTTCGCAACCATCGCGCCGGCGCTTGCCTACGTTGCAAGCCAGGCGCTGAACGCAGGTGCAGCCGCTCTGTTGCTGCGCTGATCTTCCATCAGGGGGAGACAACCGTGCTTACAACCGAACAAGCCATCAACCGGCAAGCTGACCAATCTAATCTGCTGCACGAAGCGCTGCGCCTGCTCAAGATCGTGCGCAACGATTACAACTCAGCCTATCCCTTCGGCGTCGATTGGGCGCAGCAGGTGGACAAGCTTCTCGACCAACACAGGGCCCAACAATGAACCGCTACCGACCCAACGACTACCGCACGCCGCGCACGATCTACCACGCGTTCGGCAACCCGTACGCAGAACTGACGCCCGTGCGCCCCAAGGCCGATCTGGCCGACCGTCTGGCCTGGATCGCCGCCTTGAGTTTGGCGGCGCTCATCACCTGGATGCTGCTCAGCTAACCCGCCACCGCCCGCCCAACAGAAAGCCCGCCATCGAGCGGGCTTTTTCACATTTGTAACCTGGCACATGGCACGCACCCCGGAACTTCGCTAACCCTTATACTGCTTACCTTTACGGCCTATTTCCATATGTTCCTAGTAAGTAGTAGTAAGTAGTAACAGTAAACCTACACAACTAACCGGTCACCGCCCCCACGATTCTTCCCGGCGTTGGGGGTACTCTAGTGCATGGCACAATGTGGTTTGCCCTCACAAACTTAAGCCCTGTAACGCTTATTTCAATTTTACCCATTTTAACAGCATCGTGTGATAAACTGGCGCAAACCTAACAACCACGCGGTGTTCCATCCCGGAACAAGCGCCCGGAACAATGTCTTACGCCATCAACCACCGCAAGCACATCGCTGCTTTTCTGAAAAAACATCCGCTCGCCACTCCCGCTGCGATTGCAAAGGCATTGCCGCCCGCCAAACGGCGCCGTAGCTCGGTCAGTACAATCGCCGCCACGCTGCTGGACATGGTTTCCAAAAAAGAAGCCGTGCGGGTGGCGCACGGTGTGTACGCATCCGGTCTGAACCCGGTTACCGCGCATCAAGCTGCCTGCTTCGGTGATCCGTTAGCTGAGGAACTGCTGCTAGTGTTTGAGCGTCCGATGACGGGTTATACATTGGAGGATTTATTGCCTGCGGCTCGCAGAGCAGGCGCAACGGACTACGAAGCAGTCCGCAAGCTGCGGGCGCTGCGCGCCAAGGGGTTGCTGACTGGCGGCACGCGCCAGTCGCCTTTGTGGGGGCTGACAGAATGGGGATACAGCGGGCGCGTGTACGAACCTGAAATCGACATTTTCAGCTGACTGACCTTAGCGCGTCGTTACTGCCTCATCCACAGCACCGGCGCAGCGCTCTGCAACCTGACATGCTCCCTGTCTCCTCCCAATAAACACCCCAACACGAAAAATCCCGGCTCATACCCACGGCTCACGACACGCAATAAGTCCTCGCCCTCCGCTGTCCTGACGACACACAGCCGCCCGACCGCTTCCAGCGATACCCCGTCCATCGGGTGGTAGAACAGCAGCCAGCCGTCCAACGCGCCGCCGTTCTGCACGCGCAGCGCCCGGCACCCATCCGCGCAATCCGCTGGCGCCACGGCCGTCCTTGGGCCCAATGCACGCCCGAACGTGACTTCTCCCGATGGGCCAACGTATCCGGCGACTGGCACGCTTCTGCGCTTGTCTACAGCCACCGGCGCGCCGGCGTGGCGCAATACCTCATCCACTGGCACCCCAAGCAACCCGGCCACGTCTGCGGCTTCCTTGGCGCTCATGCGCCGTTTTCCGTTCAGCATGAGGCTCATGGCTGACGCATCCATGCCCATAAGCTTCGCAAGCTGGCGCTGGCTGGTCCGACGCGCACGAATGCGATCCTCGAACCACACTTTGTCAATTCCGGCAACCATGAGAACCGCCTAATCAAAATAAGGTATGCCCTCAGGTGTAGCGTTTTTCGTAACATGTTGCAACCCTCTCACCCGTCAGTACTAGTGTTGGCGCGGGATTCATCCCCCGAAGCGATGAGAGTCAACCCGCGAATCTGTCGTACCTGCCTTGCCTGTAGGCATTTGCCTGTAACCGAAGCAGAAAACTTGCATATTCGTTGTGATTTTCGTAACATGATGACAAGGCAAAAACGCCTTACCTCACTGGACAAAACTATGGCTATCGAAATCAGAAATCGCCGGACCGGCGCTGTCATCTTGGCAGTAGAAGCC